TTAATCTCCGCATCACTCCAATTAAACGAATCAGCAAGGAAGAATCCCTTGTCATCCGGCCTAGCATCAAAGCTAATCTCCCAATCCGGTTCCAACTCTCTCAGCTCCTCAATCGTGGAGAAGTCATCAGTGGCAATATAGATTCGCTTCTTCTGCCTCTCATTCACATAGTCCCTATACTGATTCAGCTCCAGAAGCGGCAAGTGACTCTCAAGCGTTTTCTTATCTCCCCGGCGAATACAAAGCCCAATTTCTGCCTTTTCCCTTCCCTTGAGTAGTTCCAGCACTAATGGCTTAAAAGCGAATCTACGGGCAAATATGGAGCGAGAAACCTCCAGCCTAGCATGACGATCATACCCATACCACCAGTTGTTAATCTCGTCCTGATTAAACATCTCACTCCAATATCCCATAGGGCCAGATACAAAATGCACCTCATGCATCTGCTCCAACTGAACAAACTCCCTAAAGAACTTCTTAACCAGGGGGGAACATAATCTATCATCAACGTGCAATATACCATGCCGGTGATGAAGCATACGATATGCCAATGTTCTGACTAACAAAACAATGATACTTCCCATTCCGCATCCCCTGGGGATTGTAAATACTTCCTTCATTTGCAAATCTCCTCCAACTCTCCTTTAATTTGATCACTTAGCCCTCCCCAGCTCCATCCCTGCCGGATAAACACAGGAAAATCCCCCTGATCTTTCCAAGTAAACTCTTCATGCGCGTATTCATAAGCCCATGCCCCAAAACTCTCATACTCAATAAAACTCCTATACGGCTGCTTTTTAATGTAATCCCTCACGCTGATACTATGCCTAGCCTCCAACCAATCCCTATATTGCTTATAAACCTTCCTCGGAACAGTGAATGGATGCCTCCTCATAAAAGAAACCCTGCTCTTAAACCCCAAAATCTTCTCCACAATCGGAGGCCAAGGATTATCATCCCCAGTAAAGGGGTGCATCAACCAAACAGGCTTTCCATTCTCCATCAAATCCTCCGGGCTTAAATCCCTAATCCACACGCAATCAGAATCAGTATGGCAAATATAATCAGCGTCAGAATATGAATCAGCATGAAGCTTGTCATTCATCTGCTGAATATAACCATCCTCCCAATCCTCCCCACTCTCACACACCCTATAATCATACCTCTCCCTCAAAATAGGAGCATCTTTATCACTAGCAACCAACACCACATCCCTAAATCCCTTCAGCCTCTTTTCCCCACTCCTCAAACAATAATCCAACCACTCAAAATCACCACTATAGGTGCGTATCAAAATATCAGTTGCCATCCACAAATCACTAGCCCTTGACATTCCAACAAGTCAACCCCATATTACCAATAGATCGGAAGCAAGACTTCCCTTCTGGTGTAGTGACCGGAGATCGAGATTGTCGGGCCGCTCATGAAGGAAAGAAGCTGGGTACTCGCCGTCCAGCTTTAATAATGAGAGAGCGTTCCCTAGTACCGCCTATCGCCGCTCTCCTTCTAATCCCAACCCACCAAGTCAGGTAAGGCTACATAGGTCGTTCTTTAGCCGAGGGGATTCAGAAGCTCTACTACACTAGGGCTTCTTATGCCTTTATCTTTTCTTCTCTTTAATCATTCTCTTCTTTTCTTTTTCGTCAGTTGGTAATACATTCCCTACTACAATGATGAATCAAAATCCCTCCTACGACGAACTCCAACTCCACACCTACAGAGAAGCTACAAAACTAGCCACCTACGGCGAAGAATTCTCCCACCTAGTCAAAATACTAAATCCAGACTACGCCCTTCGCCTAAAAATATTTGTTCAACAACTCCCTTGCGAGGTGGCGAGCAAGACCATCTACGGAAGAGCAGTAACAAATAACGTCCCTCTCACTGCAAAACAAAAACGAGAACAAGGCAAGTAAATGTGAGTCTGGGTAAAATAGGAAAAATTGGGAAGCACCTTTCTCGCAAAATCGACGGCAAACCTTCAAGTTAAGTACCCGGTGCCCGCCCAGGGTCTCGCCACATTTAACAATCCTTTTTTTATTTGTTAGTCAACTTGATGGTGCATAGAACATTAAATAACTTCCAGTGAATTGATTTATTACGCTACCGGAAATGCAGCGCCATTGTTTACTCTGTAAACATCTATGTCAGTGCTATCTATGAGTAGGATTATCTGACGTTATGGAAATGCCGGCTTCCTATAAGCCCCTCCTAGTCACTTTGATTGAGTGTCCGCTATGATCACACTCCCGGAACTTGGCATGAATGCCTCCGCTGATAATTGAAGCACATTGAGCTGAAGCTTTGCTCCTTGTTCATCAGATCCCAATCCAAACACTACCTTACCGGCAGTTGCCAGGTCGACGATGCGACGAGAGTTTTCGAGAGTGGACAAATCGTCCATCTCGGAGATTGCACGACTGGCTTTAGAGAGACCGCTTGCCATGTTTGTCACAAACGCCTTCTTATTGTTTGCAATATGATCTTCTAAAACCTCAGAAGTGTGACAAGATGTGACAGCGTCACGGTGGCCGTTTTCTCTTTTGACTTCCATGATCGCTTTCCCTTTTTCAATCGCTTTTAGTGCGTTAGTTGAAGTGGGCCAGTCTTCACGCTTCGCCCACTGGCGGACTGTCGCTGGCTTGATTCCGTGAAGGTTCGCCGTCTCTGTAAGACAACCTGTTGCGAGGTATGTGGCTCTTACTTGTTCTTTGTCGATTGCTAGTGGAGATGGCACGTTGAAAAGATAGCGTGACAGTGTGTGACAAAGCAAGTGACAAGTGAATTAGCAGGTTTTTACAAAGAGACAATCTTTTTATTGTTACAAAATTGTAACAAATCTTTTCTTGAGAATGCGACAAATCTGGATCATTTTTCATTCATGCAATCAATCAAGGTTGCGTGAAATAAAAAAACAACATGACAACAATACAAACAGACGAAAGAGCATTAGCACTGGCCAAGTTCCTTGGAATAGAAGCAGATGAGGTGACTCTGTACGGAGGCAATCATTATGATCTGACTATATTTGAAGCTGATGGTGGAGAGTATGCAGTGGGAACCGATTCAGAGTGTGATGAAGCATGGAATGAATCCTTGGAGTCCTACATTGATGATTGCATCATGCCAGAGATTAAAGATGAGTACATCAAACAGTATTTTGATACTGAGAAATGGAAAAGGGACGCACGTTTTGACGGACGTGGGCACTCTTTGTCAATGTACGATGGCAACGAAATGGAACTTGGCAATGACTTGTTCGCTTATCGCATAAACTAATGAAAAACTTCCTTATTCACCTATTCACCATCCTCATCGGCGGCGCATTCGTCGCTGGCATCATTCTTTGCCTAATCTGGAACTGATATGATAACACGAGACCAACTATCAAGAGAGTATCTTGAAGAAGCCAAGTTGCTCGTTCAGCTTGGCAAGGAATCATTTGAAAAAAGCCATCCTGAATCATGAACTATCCCAAAATCTACGACAGACTACGCACGTCAATTAAAGAAGGAATCGGTCTCTCAGATGAGAGATTTGATCGAACAATGAAACTTATCCACAAAATACAAAAGAAAAACACTAAATAACATGAAAAAAACATCATTTGAAGGTGGAGGGTTTGTTATTCATCGCATCACTGGCGATTTCAAGGGTCGTTGTTCCGCTTGGTACGATAAGGAATGCAACCTCTTAGATTGTTGCATTATTAGGCCCAGAGAATTAGAAGGGAGGACGGTGAAGCATGGCGGAAAGATCCACCGAAAGCTAGTTTTGCTTGGCAAGGTGTGGAAAGGAGAGACCGCCACAGCTTAAACATTCACGAGACAAGAAGGGGGGAGGAATCCCCCCTTCTTCTTTGCCTATTTACTGAACGGCCTCCCACTCAATCGGGCTTTTTTCTCTCTACGGCTTTGCTTAATTGCTCGCCTCACCACCTTTCGGGTCTTCTTATAGATTAGAAAACAGAATACAAGGAAGCCAATGAGGAAGAACAAAACGGAGGAGTGGATTATGGCAATCATTTGAAGATCAATCGGGAGGCGAACGAATAGGGCGTTTTTTTATTCTGCTAGGAACTGAGTAAGGATTTCCGCCTCTTCTTCTATTTGCCTAGTCAGCTCCCGATTTATAGTTTGGTTAAGTTGCACGAGCATTTCATGAGACAATTTCCTAGCATCGTCCATTGCTGAAGCTGGAAACTCAACGATAAAAAGCCCTTCATGGAACTTTTTAAGAATTCCGAGGCGAAGCCAGCCCACTTTGTCGGGCCTTTTTTCTGACAATCGATATTTAGTTGTCTCCCAAGCCTGATCGGGCGTTGGCTTTTCCCCTGCTTCTATTTGCATTTATTCGGGGGCGTTTCATGAGACTTATTCTCCAACTTAGAGGGCGTTTTTTTCTTCCTAAAGATTCGTTGGTAGTTTTCTAAATAGGCTTTTGAGTTGCAGGATCGGGGGGTGTCGCCCTTACCGGCATCGTAATAGGGAATCTTGCTCATTTGACTTCAGATTTGAGGATGTCAAGTTGCTCTCTAATGGAAGCAATATAAAGCCTTTGTTTTATTAGTGTATCTATTGCTTCTGCTAGTTGTTTTCTTATATCTTCTAACTCTTTTTTATGATCAGGCTCGTAATGATGAACTTTTTTATTGGCATCTAGCCATTCAATATCGCTACTCATGGCTTCTTAATCAAATCCCTTTGGTGATTGCGGTTGAAGCTCCAGTTGTCAGCCTTGGGGTCAATCCCTCGCTTTTCCCAGAACTTGTCAATCGCCCGGTTCATTTGACTACTGATCCAATGATGCGCTCCTGAGTCCTCAGTAGGCCGCATGAACATCACGGAGCCGTTGTGCTTGTAGGCAGGTTCCATTAGGACAAACGAGCTAGGAGGGCTTCTGAGCGGCAAAGAAGGCACTCCTTCTTCTCCTCTTCTGTCTCTGCCTGAGTCCCATGAGGGAGGTCGTTGGAAGCAGCCAGGACAATCGTGAGGGCGTAGTAGTCTCGAACCAGCTCAAACATGGTATGGGAGGCCGCAAACAGCTTGGCAATGTTGATTGACTGCTTAATGTCAATCTTGTCGCTGATTGCTGCCACTTCTTTGTCGTTTGAATCTACTACTGTGTCACCTAGCGCCCGGAGGGGGAAGGTGATTGGGACTAGCTTTTCTTTGATTTCGTCTGGGATGATTAGATCGCTCATTTTATTTGGTTTGGTTGTTGATGTTAAACATCTTGTCAAGATGCTTGTCTGTGGATGAATAAGATTTTTGGGGCGTGGTAGTTTTAGACTTCTTCAGAGCCACGAGATCCGAATGGATTTCCTTTGCTCTGGTGAGACTAAAGTGAACTTGATCGTCGTTGTGCCGGATGCTTGTCTTGATTAACAAGTTAATCAAAGGCTCAATCTCTAGCAAGATGTCTGTGGAGGATTTCATTTCTTGCGGTATCCAAGAACGATTTCAGCCAGGTCGTTAATCTTCTTGGTCTTTCCAAGGCAATTAAATTTGATGATGTCTTTGAGAGCTTCCCGCAGCTCTGCCACTTGATTGATGAGGTTCTCGTTATCGGCCTTCATGTGTTTATAGTCCTGTTCCATTTTCGTTCTGATCTTGTTGTGCGATTTCCTTTTTAGTGAGTCGTACTGCTTGTTGGTACATAAACAGATCGAAGCTTGATTTGTCGTCTCGCATCCAGCGCACAAGTAGATCTAAGTGGTGTTCCCTGACCATCTTTCCGTACTGCCAGAACCCCATAGCAAGAGCTATCATGATTCCAATAGACCCGGTAATTATTACTAGTGTTGTCATTGTTGTATATTTGGTTGGTTGCTTTCATTGCGATTAAAAAGTTTCTTCTGAATTGATTGCGTCACTGACTGCCCCCCATGCTATTGAAAGAAGATCATGGTCAAATGTATCATCAATGTCATGTGTTGTTAAAACGTCATAAGAAATAAGAGTTTGAATATGATCTGGCATATTTGGATTTTCCCTGTCCGTGTATTTAGAAATGAATGCTTGAATCACTTCCCCGAACTCTTCTGTCATTTCACGTTTGAGTTTGTTGCAAACGTGGGTCACGTCTATTAGATTTTCTGTTTTTTGTTTTTTCATTTTTTGTTTTTGGTTGGTATCAGCGTTGTGCCGATAGATGAAGTCTTTCAGAATCTTTGCATGGATCAAGAAAAAAAATAAATTATTTTCATGGTCTGCGTAAGCTGATAGAATCTACCTCTAGCGGCTTGTCAACAAAAAACCCTCCCTAGTTTGAGTGCCTAGAGAGGGCTTTCAATGAATGTCCTTCGCTGTTTCAAAAGCCAACATGAAAGGCCAGCGCAGGATCTCCCTGCGAATCATGGCTAGGGACAATTAGAAAGGAATCTCTTCGTCGTTCTTGCGGCTAGGCTTGAAAGGCTCTTGGATGGAACCCGAAAGAAAAGCATTGCCATTCTTGGAGGTTTTAGTCCAGGCGCTCATCTCCCACTCTTTGCCATTAATCGTGATGGTTCCTTTATGGGATGGGGCTTTGGGGTTGGTTGCATTCGTCTTTGGGAAAAGAACAAATTGCTTTTCGTTGTCGTAGTCTGGCATATGTTTGGGTTGTTTGTTTACCGATCTTCAAATCGAAGATACTCCGATCTGAAGGATAGTGGCACACTAGTCCGGGGGCAAGCCCTAGCTAGTTTTATGTTGAGAAACCAATTCTGTGGTTGCTGCTCGTCTTGTGAAATTGTCAAGAACAAATCTGCGTCATGCTCAATAGCTCTACTCTCTCTGGATGCTCCATCAGCGTTAAGCTGAGTGAGGGCGATGATTGTTATACCAAGCTCCTTGGTAAGACTCTTGAGAGTTCGAGAACATTCCGCCACTTGCCTCTCCCTGGAGTCTGTTCGGTTGGTTGGTTCTAAGAGCTGGATGTAGTCTACAATCATTAGGCGAATTCCATGAACTGCCACTAGCCTCCTTGCAGCCGCCCGGAGTTGCAAGCAATTTAACGATGATTCATCCCTGACGTAGATGGGAAGGCCGGCAATGTTTTCCACTCCCTGGCGGATTTGAGCCATGAGTTTCTGGCAGACTTCCTTTTCCTTGGATAGTCTGGATATGTCGGCACTAGTGATGGAAGCTATAAGTCTGTCCACAAGCTCTCCAGAACTCATTTCAAGGGAAATGATGCCCACTGAATGACCGTCTTGTGCCGCCCTCATTCCCATGTTTAATGCCAGAGCAGTCTTTCCTCCCTTGGTAGGAGCGCCAATGACTATGAGTTGTCCTTTGCGGAATCCTCCAGTAACTGCATCTAGGGGGGCAAATCCTGTGGTGATGCCAATCAGCTTCCCCCTGTTCCTTACCATCTCCTCGTATTCCTCAACTCGATTGATGGCAATCTCCTTGATGGACTGAATGGAGGAAGCCGTTTCAGCTTCAGCCGCTACCATGACAAGGGCTTTCTGAACTTCCTCGGATAGATCCGGGTTGTGAACAGGATCTTTGGCAGATGCTATGATTCGTTCAGCAACTTGGATGTAGAGACGAGCAGAATACTTTTCTTTGATGATGGATAGGTATTCCCTCCAGTTGGATGAAGTGGGAAGAGAAAGGAAGATTTCGCTGACGTAGGCAGCGCCACCGGAGAGTTCCAATGTGCCGGTTCCATCCATGTGGTCAGTGAGAGTGATAAGGTCAATGTCCTTGCCCTCCTTCCATAAATCCATGATGGCATCAAAGATTCGATTATGGGAGGGATTGAAGAACATCTTGGGTTTGATAAGGTCAGAAGCCTCATTCAAGATCCGGCTATCAACCATGCAGGAGGCTAGGAAAGCCTTCTCTGCTTCTGGAGCATTAGGAAGACTCATTTTTTCTCCTTCTTAACTTTAACTGGTTTCTCTTTCTTGATAGCCCACCAAACCTTCACTTGAGCCTTGAATGTCTCCCAATATGCAGAAAGATCGTCCCTCCATATTGTTTCAAAGTCTCCCTCCTCTTCCTTACCAATCCTCACGATGCAATGATTCTTAATCTTGCATCCCAAGTTATTGTAGTTCCAGAGTTCTGCATACCCGGCTAATTGCCTCCAATAGGATTCGGAGATCTTCTTGCTGGTTTTGAAGTCCAACAAGCAAAACTCTCCATCTAAATCAACTGCAATCAAATCAATTGTTCCTCCGTACTTGTAAAGCTCATTCACAAGCTGAATTTCCGTTGCCACAACCTTGAGATCCTGCCTCTCCCACCAATCCAAGAACTTGGAATAGCAAACTAAAGCCTTGTCTATGTCTGCCTGATCAAAGTCAGAAAGATCGGCAACTCTTTCAGTGAGCATACACTCGATCATGAAGTGAGCTATGGTTCCAATGTTGGCAGCAGTGCCTCTTTCCTTGCGGAAGTCAAGTCCTTGACGGCCTAGATCCCATGCCCAATAGAGAAGCCCTCCTGGGTCATCTCCGATTTTGCAGATGGTAGAACCACCGGCTAGTTGTGTTCCGTCCTCAGAAAAGTATTTCTGGTGCGGAGCGTCTTTTATCAGTTTTGTTTTTTCCATATTTTTATTTGTTTAGTAGTTCTTTTAATAATGTTCTCACTGCCAATTCACAAGTTTGAGGAACAACTCCGTTGCCTAACAATCGGAGTTCGTCGGTTCGATTGTCACAGGAGATATACAACTCGGCATGACCCACCCCACAGGAAGTCCCATAAGAGTCTCCACCCACCGGGGGTTCAGCTTGCCCTGCGATCTCTCCACATGGATTGATTGGCTGCTCAAGGGAAGGTTTTAAGATCCGACCAGATAGGTGCGATGTCCAAGAGTCCCTCTTCCATTTTTGCAACCAAGTTCGCAACGGCGAAGGCTTCGATCTCACAAGCAGCGACGAGGCGCAGATTTGGGATTGCTCTTGCAAGTCCAATGTCAATGCCTCCGTATCCAGTGCAGAGGCTAACGTGTGTAAAGGGCGAGGTAGTATCCACATTTTAGTCCTCCAGAATTTCACACACCCAGGTGCTTGCTCCAAAAGTACCAACAGGATGTGGATATAAAGGTTGAACAATCCCTGCCTCTTGCAATGCCTTCACCATTCCCTCGTTCTCGCTGTAGTCCTTAATCAGAATTTGGTCGGCTTCTAGCTCCAGTTCTGGGTCGTTTAGGGTTGCTGTTGAATAAGGCGTTCCATCTGCATAAAGCTGGATTGCAATGTTGTCATTTGGGTATCTTGACATCACCACATCACACTCCTGATCATTGAACTTAACTTTTTTCATGTTTATTGCGAGGTTGGTTGAATCCTCTTTGACTAGCGATAGTCGGGTTCTAAATCGTAGTCAACAACCAAATTTTCCCATTCTTGAGAATTTTGAAACTCGCTTGCAGTGGCATCCCCAAAGCCCACTTTTGCTATATACACATCACACATGATGGCGAAAGCATCTGCGGCATCCGGTGATTGTCCATTCGTGCGTTTCTTCATCTCGTTCTTACTCTCAATCACAATCCTTTCGTTCTTGAGTCCATAAATGCGAGTGCAGAATTGTTGAGCTGTTTCATCGTCTAGTCCCTTGATGCGCCCACTCATCACGAGCTTGCCCACTTGCCCCCAGAGTTGACTTACTCGATTGCCATAAACTTTATTGGCAGGACGTTCATCCTCCACGCTAACGGAATTATCGGTAGCGGAACCAGCAAAACTCACCCTACGGAAGCCGGCGTTCCAGCGTTGGGAAATGATGTCTGCTATTCCAGCGCCAGCGCCAGTGGAATCAAGTCCAAAGCAATCTGGACTCACTCCATGCTTAATCAAAAGATCAATCGTTTTGTCTGCGACCTGGTAGAACAAAGGATTGCTCACGGAGTCTTCAAGTTGGATTTTAATCTTCTCCACACTCATTAAGCAAAGCTCTCCATCAATGGAAGTTCCCACTTTTCCAATACGAAGCATACAATCATCCCCACCGGAGGTGAAGGCAGGATCAAGCCCCGCTATTGTAAACACGTCTCCTCCTCTCCAGATTGCCTTCTCTTGCGCTTTTCCTTCCTGTATGGTAGCCGCATCCAGAATAGTGTTCCTAACGCCGCTAGGAGGCCAGAAACCCCTCACATAGCTATGCCACTCTAGGGAGTTTTCTCCATGATTCTTGCGAATGGCATCAATGTTCTCTTGAGCAAATAGCTTTGGGAATAGGGTTTTTCCAGCTTTGATGTTGGGGCTTTTGAGGCCGTCAAAGTGTAGGCAAACACCGGTCTTGGTCTCCCAATGCTCATCATTAACGCTAATCGTTGACCATCCATTCTTGGGCTGGCAGAACTGCCCATGAGCATCAAACTGAGAAGATGCGTTGGCAATCGCCACAAACCTGTAAAGACTTGTTCCCACTTGGAGGTTAGCTCGTGCGGAGAAGATGGCTGGTTGTGTCTGTGCCGCCTCGTCCACGATAATCACCATTCGATCTGGGTGAACGCCCTGGAGCTTTCCCACTGCTTGCTCAACAGACCCGCTATCCACGGCAAGGGCAATCACAGCATTCCTGTCATCCCCTTTCTTGAATTGGATCTTTGTGGCAGAATCCACCACATTCAGTCCAAACAATCCAATCGTAGGTTGAGTGAAGTTCATCACTTCAGCCCAGATGCGTCCACGAAGAGAAGGCACAGTTGTGGAAGTGAGAGCCAATCGAGTTGCGTGAGGCTTTGCCAAATACTCAACTAGTCCAAGCATGGTGAACGTGAAGGTTTTGCCAGCGGCAGCACATCCGGTAGTTCCAATTTCATCAAAGCTTGTCCACGCCCACAAACACATCTCACTCCAATCATTCCATCCTTTATAAGCCCAAGGCCACAACATCTGAATGACGTGCTTTATGTGTTGCCCCCGGCTCATACCCCCGCACAATTCGGGAGCCTTATTCGCCACCATAAGCAACTCTATCTCAAGTTGCGTTATGGCAGGGAATTTAGAAAAATCTAACCCGTAGGTCTGGAGCTTCAACGAAGCTGGCTACGGATAGCATCCATAGCAGACTTGGGTTTGCCCCTCACTTCAGTGTCATTGTCAGATGACCCTCTGGAGATTCGAGGCTCAACGGCAGCCTGTTGGCTTGCCCTAGCCTTATACTTTGCAAGTTCACTCTTCAGCTTTGCGTTCTCATCCACGGCTTCCTTGGCAATCACTGCAAGGAAAGGAGCCGCCATCATTTCATTCTGACTAGCGTTTCCCTGGATGATATTTCGAGCGGCAGAGATTCGACGCTCAACCTCTTTGTTGTGATCCTCGTCATCTCCCTTCCTAAACCATTCAATCTTGTTAGCAAAGTGCTGACTTACCCGATCAAAGTTTTTATTAATCGTTTCACTTGTTGCGGAATACTCTGCTTGCTCTTCTGCCTGTAAATTAGCAGCAGTTGATCTGTAATCCACAAGAGCGTTTTCAAGTGCATTTCGCTTGCTGTCGGCATCATTGATAAGTGAGAGAAATTGACTTGCAACTGCACCCCCCTCCGAACGATTCGTCAATGAACTCAAGCCGTTCACGCCCCTTGAGCGATAGAGCCTTTTCTGCAATTGACGCATCATCTGCAATTTCCTTGGCGAATGCTGAAGCCGCTTCAATACTAGCGTTGTAAGGTGTTTCATATTTGTTTTTGAATTTGGGAGAGCGCTCAAAAGCAGTACGCTCAAGCTCAGCCTCCAGCTTCTCTAGCTTCTCTTTGTATGTCAGAACTTCAGTGTCCTTGGTCTTTAGGGTCTCCTCGTAAGCCTCTGCCTTCTTGCGAAGCTCCGCAATGTTGTCTTCCTTGCTCTTCTTGCCTTTGCTTTCCACTGGCTCCGGGTCTTTGGAGAGATCAAGATCATCCAGGGAGAAGTCATTAACTGGCTCCTCCTTCTTCTTGGATTTCTTTTCCTTTGGCTCCTCTGGAGCTGCTTGAGTTTCAATCAGTTTTAAATAGTTCTCGGAATCCACATCGGAAACCGCATTAAATTCTCCCACTGGGAGAGGCTCTCCAATTTCAGTCTCCACATTTGGAAGCTCGGAAAGGCTTTTCATTGAGAACTTCTCAACTTTGGGCTTTTGAAGTTGACGCTGAAGAACCGTTTCAAAAGATTCTTCTGTTTGAGGCATAGCCAATGATGGGATGGCTGCGGCTGGCTGTGTGGATGTTGGTAGTGGGTCTGACATAAATTAAAATTGTGGATCGTAAGATGGCAACACTTCTGTGTGCTGTTCTGGAACTGTTGCTAGGTTTTGAAGGTCTGACAATATGCTATAACGTCCTGCATCATAGCCAAACAAAATACTGGCTTTGTCTGCCAACTGAAGGAGGCCGTTGCCGGCAAGCGTGGAAGCCATCGTCTGCTTCTCTAACATTTCCAATGCTGCCTTAATTGTTGTATTCTGGAGCAATTGCTTCAGCTCTGTCGCCAGGAGGGGATTGGCCCTCCATTCCTGATGTGTCATTTAGATTAGTTCTTTTTTGGTTGGTAGTTCGTCCTCAGTGAAGATAATATCATTTTCTTCAGCTTTGGTTATTTCATCTAGGCCATCGTATAACGCATCCGTCATTACAACCACCTTGTCTCCCTTTACGCCTTCTGCGTGTTCTTGGCAAGCGGAAATAGCTTCTTCAATAGTGTCGCCAATTCCAATGCAATCCCCTATTTCAATCATTTTAACGCCATCTGTGGGGACAATGTAGCCTTGTCCGTCAATATTGCAGTAGTTGCGCCACTTGATCCACTGATCCACTTTAGGATCATTCCACACCGGACACCAACGCTCGGCAGCAAAGTCAGAATGGATCACTGCCAAGGCTCCGTATTTCGCTCTCCACACAGGCTCCACAAGCTCTCCGTTAGCTCCAGACTCAATAATCTCCCCCACGTTCTCAATCATTTCCCAGTACAGGGCAGAGGGAGGAGCTGGGCATCGAGTGGTGAGATCAATCAGATAGGGAGTGCCTTCCTCCGTAACTCTAATCTCAGTTGAAAAGAACTGACGATAGCCGGCCTCTTGAAGAAAAGGAGCAAGTTTGTCATTAACTTCCTTCACAGGATCAGAGAGCTTATCGTAATCTCTAACTGCTCCAAGGTAGCCAGCGTCTTTGATTTCCACTCCAGTAAGGCAAGTGGCAGGGAATTTACCATCAATTGAATATCCATCATAGCCAGCTTCCACCACTGACTCCACCTTATGCTCAATAACGAATGGAAACACTTCAGCAGCCCCTCCAAGGGCTAATGCCAGCTCATTAAGCCTCTGTGAGGCACTTGAAAGGTTGTAGGCATGGAATGTCTCCGCCAGTCCTCTAAAGCCACTGATCTTGACATATACGTCTTCATTCTCGCTAATGTAGTCACGAAGCTCAGTCATGCCGGTGACCAAGGCGCACTTGCCAACTGGGAGATCAAGAGCCTTCATGGTCTCCTTGGCTCTCCACCTCTGCACTTCTAGCTTCTCTCCTAGTCCAGCCCCCCAGACTTTATATCCCCTGGAGCGAAGATATTCTTGTAGCTGATAGAATCCCACGTCTGGGAACACGATGAAGTCCACCTCATCGACAAGCCTCCACATATCTTCAACTCTCTCCACGCCATCAATCCCCTCCCCAATCATAGCTGGGCCATGAATAGGAAAGGAACGATCAGCGTAGGGAACGAAATAGAATACTTGGTGATCTTCAGCCAGCCTCTTTGCAAAGGCCGTGAAAATACCATGATCAATAACTAAACATTTGCTCATTCTGTGTTTCTATTTCTTTTGCTTGGTCTTCTCTGATGTCGAGGATTAGCCCCTTGAGGGCAAGTGCTGTCTGGTCTTCTTTGCCAAAGAACGTCCGAAAATAGACGTACTTGTGATAGATGAGAGCAACAATCTGCTCCCGCATTTCATCCCTAGCCGCATCTTGAGCGGAGGTTTTCATTTTTTGTGGTTGTGTTTTTTTGGTTTTTAACGGCAGTTCCAAGCCCGAAGGGACTTGTTAATTCTGCTGTTAGGATCTTTCTTCTTTGCAGGGCTTGTCATCTTGCTTTTCATGCCTTGCATTCTAGCACAGAAGCTCTTCTTCCTTGCGGCATCCTTCTCATTCTTAGGGTGAGGAGCAGGAGGCTTCAAATGCCCCCCATGTGCTTTATTATAAGAAGCCCTTCCCTTGGCGTTCAATCCGCCCTTGGGGTTCTTGCCTTCTTTTTTTGTCCATGCCTCGCTCATGTTATGCTCCTAGCGTTGGGTATTTCTGTGCTGTTTTTACTCGATCAATCATTAATCGTTGAGCCGTTTTCCTGTCTTGGAGTTGCATCTGATGCTGGGCTTTTGCCTGTCTAATCTGAGCATCATTCTCAAACTTCATCCGATCCAATTGAATCTTGTTCTGGGCAACCAAAACTTTAGGATCTTGAGCTTGTCCCTGCTGTTCCTGCTGCGCATTCTCTTGGGCTTGAATCTTTTGAGCGTAAGAACTCATTTGATCAGCAATCTTCATAAGCTCACTAGTCTGCTCGTTAAGAGAATCAAACTGCTCTTGCCGGGTTGGATCTTCCTCAAGGAACTGAAGATGCCCAAGGAGGTGAGGAATGACAGCTTGTAGAGCCTTGTCAGCAATTCGTGGGTCTGTCTGCTTGTCTTGGACGGCCTTAACAAGACTTCCAGCAAACTGAAGATGCACGTTAAGATGGGTGAAGTGGTTTTGATCTGGATCAATTAACACTTGACCACCCTGCTGTAAAGCATTGTTTTCAAGGGAAGCAATTGAAAGATCATTTCCTTCTGGCTTCACTTCTTCTGGGATGCCAAAGGTCTCAACTCCAGTTTGTCCCGCTATCGCCGCTATGTTGGCGTTAATTACTCGTTTCCGGTTGGACTCTGGCAGTTGAGGAAGATATTCAGAGATGAGTTCCATTGCTTGCATACGAGCAGCGGAGCTTCCCTGACCGATAGAGCGAGTGGCTCTAACATAATCCATGTCCAGCATGGCAGCGGCAGGAACGCCTCGATCTAGGCAAGCCTTCTGGAATCGGAGAGCTTCAAATCCCCCATGATCCTCTTCAATCAGATTAGGGTTAGCCGCCCTGCGATAAACCTCGGCGTAATGAACATCCAGAGCTTGAAGGTAGATTTCTGCCCTGGTATTGGTGAGACGGCTCTTCTCGCCAATCTCCATCTCAATTTCCTTATTGCCCTTCTTGCGAGATCCGCCAGCAACGCTAGGCATGAAGCTACCAATGTCATCACTCTCCTGCCCTTGGAAGAACGAAGCAGTCTGCATGGCAGACGATAGATTTGCAGCCACATTGACCTGAGTTAGGTTGAGACCCGGAGGGAGAATCTTATAAGGCCCAATCTGGATGGTCTTAATCTTCTCTGCATCAGCAGCGGTATTGGGTTGGAACATCACGGCAGAGCCAACAATGACTCCTTCCAGAAGGGCATTGTTCACCCTGTTCATGGCTTCGGCATATTTAAACACCTTCTGGCCTAGTCCCCTGACTCCATGATAGAATCCATTACCCACGCCATTCATGAACACAGTGAATGCTTGGCTGAACTTCTGATAGCGTCCCACTTTCTTGCAAAGCCATTCAGATGAATTAAGACGATCAAAGATGTAGTGAGAGATGCGACCATCGTATTCCTTCACATACATATGAGCAATCTTGATGATCTTGCTCTTGGCGTAGGAATAATATAGAGAATTGTTTTTAAGCTCTCTCTGATACCACTCCCAGGGGCGGCGCTGGTCTTGCTCATCCACTCTGGCGCTCATGATGGCACTCTTAACTTCCTCTACGTCCCATCCTCCACGAGTGGCGGCTTCCTCATTCTCAATATAAGAATAGAGTTGTTCGCAATAAACATCATCAAGAATGAAACAAAACTCCCAATTATCCCAATCCACTTTGCTGCCTTTAGGGACAACCAGAGCATAAGGCTCAATAGCTTTTGCCCTCCAATCCGTTTGGTCGGGGAAATACATACAAGCCTGTCCATGAATGACAAGCTCCTTATGGCAAACTTGATGCTGGGCTAGGAAATTAGGATTAGATCCTGCAAGAAGCCTGTGGAACTCTTCCGTGATAATCCGACTCCATTCCTCTCTCTTTCCCATGTCCTTGCCATACTTTGTCTTACAATTAGCATAAAAAGGAACAGATGTGAGGATGTCAAAATAAGGAATAACTGCGGATTCTACTTTTGCTTCAGCGTGTCCCCAGTTCACATTGATTCGATCTCCCTGACCAGCCTCACGCAATTGCTGGTCATTATAAGGGGGGTTGCCATCAATGATGCCTTGGATCTGCGCCCGGCGATAAGAAGCGATCTGATCGTCATCAATCAGCTCATAGAGCATGGAACGAGCAGAGCCAGCATCCTCAATCCTAGTTTTTACAGGCTTGTTATCGTCATCTAGGTCTTGAAGTCCGAATGTAATCATGTGGTTAAATTGGCTTGTGCTTGGTTAAGGTCTGGATTTTTAACCCAACACCAAGATGGGCGATCTTCTGTTGTCTCTGGTTTTTCGTTTGAAAGCAATACTTTTCTATTGACATGGACAATTGCGTCATTTCGGCAGCCGCAAACTCCGCAGTTCTGAAGCTGAGAGTCGTATTTAGTAGTACGGCCACCCTTAACATTTGATGCCAAGTCAGTTACAGCTTTCATAGCACCGCACCCCATACACACTCCATTGCCCATATTTAGGTAGCATCGAGTGCAGATTAAAGCCCTTTGATCGGCCTCCTCCTGACTAACAAACACATCATTACCCAGAATGGATTCCTTCATCATGTAGGCCAAGGAACTAATTCCCTTCATGAGGTTTTCCATTGTGAGGGCACTCTGATAGCCCTTATATGGAGTTCCATCTGTGTATTGACAATTGCCCTCCGGTAACGTCTGACACATCTGATCTTCAATTCTCTCCTTTAAATCAACAGGAATTGGAATGTTGTTGTCCCGGTAGTGGGCAGCAACAAGCCCCAAAATGCCATCCATTGTATGCTGACTGCCAAACTTGGCTCCAGTTTCGGGAACGGTGTAGCGAAACATCCCAGGAGGGACGCTATTACCATTAAGCAACTGGAGTCGTATCGTCATTAGTGATTTCGTTTAATATCTGAGTGGCAGAATTAAGTCCAGCATAAAAGCCGTCCAAGTAGGCTTTCTTCATATAGTCATAGTGACCATCTGCATTCCCATGATTCTGAGAATAGAATCTAATTCCTTCGGTGTCGTACCACTCGTCAAATTGCTTGTCTGTGAATTTCATTTATATATTTCCTCTTCTTCGTCCCACTCGTCATCATCCCCCATGTCCGGGAGCGACATTGTATTCCATTTGTTTTTGAGCTTGTCCCACATTAAAGCCGAATTCCTCAACGAACTCTTCTTTTGCGATGGGAAGGTAGGCGTGGAGGATCTCATGTGCCAATACGTCTGAAAGTGGGCAATGTTTGTGATATTGCTTGTTAATCGCAATTCTCTTGAGATGGTAGTAGCACTTGCCAATGGCAGGGCCGTTGGGGGTTTTCCCGCAATACCCCCATCCATATTCCCATGTGTCTCCATATATTTTAATTTCTCCTACTTTGGTAAATGCGCTCATCGTCTTTGAGATAGCATGAAGTAAGTGAATGCTACGCAAGCAATTATGGCAACGAGAAGTTGTTGTTCTTGCGTCATGGTTGTCTTAGTATGCGTCCTTGCTCAAGCATGGAGATCTCTTTATTAATGCACCATTGGGCTTTTTTAAGGTCTTCCATTTCCTTTGCAGGATCTTTGCACCCAGCCCTAAAAATGTATTTGATGGCATTGGATCTGCAATAATTGAGATGGGCAATCACATCCACTAGCTCAATTCCAGATGGAGAGTTTGTATAGTGTTTGGGACTATTTACAGGATCATTCATCGTTTTGGTAAGATCATGCCCTTCCTCTCAACGTACTTCCTCCCCAGGTAATCATCAACAATCCGATAGTCAATGTTTCCTCGTTCCATATCTTCCACAACGGCTGCAAGGTATCGATTGTGGCGCTTGATACTTGTGTCGTAAGGGCCGGCAAGTTTTGCATAGTCTTGCTCAACGTAGTATTCGTTTTGGATGTGCTTTGGCTGATTTTCTAGTGTCATTTGATAAATTTGAAATAATTGATTGCTTTGATGTTGTTTCCGTTTCTAACCCTAAACTTTTTTAAGTGGAAGTTTCCTTGCTGCGCGGCAATTCTAAGCTTTGGCCTTAAAGTTGCTTTTGGAACTCCAAGCTTTTCAGCCCATTCCGTTTCGTTAAAATATCCCTCTTCAATTTTATCTGGAGGATTGCCTTTAATCTGAATGGACTTAATTACATCTGCCGCAAAAACATCGTTAATGTTCATAGCGGCAACCTCCACTCTTCGTTAAACTCGCCCCTGGTAATGAGCCAGACGGCAGAATCTTTAGTTCCTATCTCTCCATACACCATCCCTTGTCTCCATCCCAGCGTAGCCCTTCTGGATTTGGAATAATCCATTCCACCCCTTCTGGTAAGGGTTCCTGCACAATATCCGGTGGATTCCTTGAGGGTTCTTCCTTCTCCCATAGATGATCGGTGAGTGTGTCCAAAGATTACCTTTCCTCCATACATTTCAGCCATGTCTCTAGCAGAGTTTTCATTATAAATGGTTCCATGAGTGAAGGTCACATCACCAACCACATAAGTCTGAAAAACTCCGTTATACGGAATACGGCGGCAACCAATCTTGAGGAAAGCGTTGTCAATATATTCCGAGGCTTTGTTTGCGGCGTATGATACGAGGGCGTTAGGGTGATTGAGCAATCTGGGTATTCGATCCTCATGATTTCCGTCCAACACATGAGTTGGTCGATATTTTCTAAGGAATTCAATTCCTCCATCAATGTCCGGGGCGACAGGCTCTGATTCGTCTGAACTTCCAGATGCACCTGACCTAAACGCAGTTGTGTCGCACCAATCTCCCAGATGCACGACAATCTCAGGCTTCCACTTGTCTCGCATCTTGAGAACCGCATCAATAGCAGTTGGATCTGCGTACTTTCCGTGGCTGCAAGATACTGCAAGGAAGCGTTCATATTTTTGCCCTATATGAAAAATAGGTTTTTTCTTCATGGCTATTCGGAAGCTTCAAGCGAAATCAATTCCCACTTGGTAGGATCTTTCTTCCCTGGAGAGATGCCGGCATTGACTAGAGTGCCGGACTTTCCAAGCTCTGTTGCCAAGGTGAATAGCTTCTCATCAAATGTGAGGGCTTCCACAAGCTTGCCATTGTTGTTGAACTCCACGCTATAAAGAGTCCAAACCTTTGAAGCTCCTTCCTTGCTCTTTGCAGCAACTGTGGCCTTGGTTGGAAGAACATTCGTTAGGGTGGATGAGGCCGCACCGGATGTTTTGATGGTTGGCGATTTGTCAATTGCTTTTGCAATCGCAGATCGAGGCGCTTCCTTTGGCTTATTCTCAAGATGCTCGTTGCCATCCAAGTCATCCTCAGTTGCAAGTCCACAAACAGCCGCAAGAGCATAACGTCGAGCGTAAGTGATGGCTCCCCCCACTCCCTGTGGACTCATGTCCTTGAGGGGAAGCAGAAGCGTGGATGAGGTGGAAAAGCCTGACTTGTGAATGATGGTGGTTTTTACTCCGGCCTTACCATCCTCAAAGATTGGCATCTGCTGAATGGCTAATCCATGCTTTGCTAATACCGGGCGAGTTGCATCAACAATGGCATCCAAAGGAGCATACTTGCTCTTGAAATACGGATTGTTGGCTGTTTTAGCTACGTTCTGTAGCTCTCCGATTGCCGCAACAAGTGCGGTTGCAAGTGATGCGGAGTATTCTAATTGAGTTGTGTTTTCCATGTGTTTTAGGTTGGTTGGTTATTCCACTTCTTCTGCTATGTCATCAATGTATGAGATGAGTTCATCAAGGCTATCACGGATTGCGGATAGCGTGGAGATGAGAAGGTCATTCTTCTCTTGATCGGAGTATTCTTCTTTCTTGCTCATTTGCGGAGGAACAGGGATATGATGAGAAGGCTGTTGATGATTCCCACTGCTGCGGCAGAAAGGCCAATCCAGATAGCATTGCTGCTCCAGGTGGCGTATGTGTCCACGCACTCTTGAAGCTCGGTCTGAGCAATTCCAAGATGGGTTTGATTGATCTGAATCACGTTGATACGACTCTCAAGAGCGCAAGGCTTCTTGGTGTTTTTTACTGCGGTTGTTTTAGTTTTGGTTGTTGCCATTTTGGTTGTTGGTTGTTGCTGACGAAACTAGGAATAAGACTATGGTCTAATGGTATCAAGAAAATATTTTGATATAGCCTAAAATTTATTTTTCTTTTTTTCTTGACATCCTCTTGTATGTCTCTGCGGCTTTGTCTTGGCAGGACTTGCATTTGTTGGGAACGCAGGGATTTTTACAGCAAGGACAGAGGTGTTTTTTCATTTGTATAAAGAAAATGTCGATAGCGTGTACATATCAACGCTCTCATGTACAGAAAACAAGGATTCATCGACATGACATGGAACTAGGGATTCCATATCGGGTATAATCTGGCACATTAACAGGCATATTGTACCATATCGGGTATAATGCGGCAAACAATCAGGTGTCTGCGATCATCAACATTTTACAGATGTCAACGATCTGCTACACAATTTGGATATATGTAGCGTGATCACTACACTCGCTCTATGTAGAGTGCATTACTACACAAAAGTGGTGGATGGCAATTACCATCCAAAGATGGTAGTGTTAAAAATATGTAGCGGTTTTATTAACAGATTACTCTGTTCCGTATTCCCTCAACCCTGCATTTATCAAAAAGTGTCAAGCTTTTGTAAACTCCCTAAATTTCCTAAACTCACTATAAATTATTTTCTTGACGCAAATCACGAAGTGATTATCATCCCCTGCGGAGCAGGAGAGAATCAAGAGAGATTACAAACTTTTCTTAAATCCTCTGTTCTAGCCAACCATCCTTTTAAATACTTCTTTGTGATTGGTTTCGCCTCTGCAAGAGATTCATAAAATGAATCCTGTAAGGATAAAAATTTAGAAGCGTCTCTTCCAGATTGGTTGAATATCTTCTGTGCCCTTCCTATACCACAATTAACGCAACAATTAAAGAACACCCAATCAAGAGGAGGGGAGAGGTGATCACAAGCATACTTCACATATTCAGACCAATAGATGTCTGTAGCTTGTTCTGCCGTTAGATCCTTGATGTTCACGGAAGGGTGAGAGCGTTGATCAATCCCAAACTTGGTAGCACCTCCAGCATCGTCTGGATCGTTCTCGTAGGTAGTTCCCTCCCACTTGAACAACCAAGGTATGATCTTGTTTTTAAAACGATCTGTCATCGAAGTATTTTGGTTTTGGAACTCTATCAATCTCTTCTTCCTCTTCATCCTGCTCATTGCCTTCATTGCTCTGGCTCATCACATTCTGAAGCTGGCTAGTATTCATCCTCCACTCGTAGATTAGCCTTCCTGTCACCATGAAGATCACGATACTACCCACCACATAGAAGCAGTTTGTCGTGATGGAAACAAACCCAGCTATGGCGTAGGTGGGGAGGGTGTAGAGGTGAGCTATTGCCCATCTCCAACTTCCCTCAATCGTGAAGATTCCAACGATGGAGAGAAACATTCTCTGCCATGTGGATGAGGTCACAGGAAGAATCTCCAGCTTGTTTTAAGACCAATCCATCCAGCCACTGCCAAGATGGAACCAAGGGCAACAGCCCTCCAAATCCATAGCTCTTTTAGAGCTTTAGTTTGCTTTGAATGCCAATAATTGGCCTCATCAGAAGATTTAGTTAACAATGTTGTTTGAGCCTCCACTTTCTTTGCATAGTCACCAAGATCAGCTTGGGCTTTTGAAAGCTCATCCACAACTTGCTTGGCGGCTTGCTTGTCCCCATGAGAGGCTTTCACGGCAGAAGCCTTGGCAATCCCCAAGTCGCCAACAATGGCGGCATTAGAAGGTGCTATAAACGCATGAGGATCGTTGTGAGAGCATCCCACAAGCCCAAGCAATACAACGCCAAGGAAGGCTAGTTTCATGCTAAAGGAAAGCTAGGGGAAGGAGCAGGAGGTGGCGTAGTTTCAGTGATCCACAATGGGAGAGGCGTGTCGGCTGGGTCAAGGAGGGCAGACCAAGTAAAGGAGATGGGGTCGCCTACTGGTGTGGAGAAACCATTTTCGTCTTTGGTATAAGAAGCGTAGGTGGGCGTAGGAACGATGTTGATGCCCCACACTGGCTTGTTGATAGGGATTGCAGGGATTTCCCAGCACCAAGGAAGGTCGTTATCTTGTAAAGCTGTTGCTGTGAAGGTTCTCATGGGAGGGAAAGGCCAACTGCCAATGTTTGTTTTAGTAAACTATAAACTAATGATTGTTGAGTGGCAGACAGACTGACATTGAATACAGAACTTAAAACTGATGTGCCTTGAAAATATCCAACTTTTCCACCTAAAAACATATTTTGAGAAGGCGGTGCTGGATTTACCAATGGAATTGAAGTAGCTGTTACATTTGTTGCATTTTGATATAAAGCCGCCGAAGTTCCAGATCGTGAAAACGCAATAACAGAATTTACACCAGCAGTGATTACATTATTAGAAGTTTGAAATGGGCCAGTGCCATTGCACGTAGCTAATAAAAAAGCATTTGTTGGTGAATATTGAAATAACCATCCGCTTGAAGCATAAACTCCAAAACCAATAGAAGTTCCATAATTTGTAAAATTTGATGAATTTGGATTGTTTATTGAAATTACAGAAAAATCTTGGGTGGTAAATATAAGAGAGGAGTTTTGTCCTGCATCCAAAAATTGGTTAGTTCCATTAAAATTTAATCCTTGCGATGCCCAAATAGGAGCATTTGCAAGAGTTGCATTTTGAGTAGTTAAACCTCCTAATGAATAAGCTGTTGTTTGAACACTTGAATTGTTCATTGAACTTCTCAAAGGCCAGCAGACAAAGTTATTCCAAAGCCCCAACCCCTTGATTCCTTTAACAAAGGTGTTGATCAACGATTGGCTAGATGCCGTGTCTGTGGCGATTGGGCCTACCGAGTTGGTAGGAGTTCCGTAAGGAGTGAGGTTGTTAATTTCATTGGAATCCACATAAACGGAAGCTCCGGAGGTTTCATTCAATGCCCAATAAGAAACGAGGTTTGGTTCTAAATCTGTATTTTCAATGACGGAGTAGGTAAGTCCAATTCCTTTGTTGTAGAGAGCAGATACTTGACTTGCAGATAAAGCTCCTCCTCCACCAGATGCAGTTTTCCAGATTCCAAATCCAGCGATGGAGCCGTTCCACTTGTACCCACCAGTATAGTCTCCAGTGTTTGCAATCGAGAATGGAGCAGAGGCATTGGCAAAAGTTGGAACTCCGGTTTGAACATTTATAGAAACCCCATTAACATAAACATTCAAAGTGGTTGTTGAATAGTTGTAAACAATCGTTATTAAGCTCCATTGGTTTAATGGAAATGAATAATTAATTGTATTAACATAAGATCCAAGAATAACTAAAAAGGAAGTGTTTGTAGTGCTTAATCCATATTCCCATCCTGTGGATGATGTGTATTTACCAAAAAGATAATTTCCATTAAGGGTTGGATTAATCCATGATGAAATAGTAAAATCCTGTCCATTTCCCAACTTCAAAGACGAATTACTCGCTACACTCAAATACTGATTCGTCCCATTAAAAGTAGCGGCCTGATCATAGGCAGACGGCGTGACTGCACCTGACGAAATGCCAGCAGTAGAAAAATACTTTAATGCGTCTGGGTCGTATTGCTGACCCAACCCGAACTTTCGTTGCAGGACGGTAGAAGCGTAGCTCATTGGCCTTACGAGCCAATATAGCTCAATGTTCCCGCCACTGATCCAATTGCGTAAATGCTAGACAAATTAGCAACAACAAAGCTAACTGAAGTTCCACCAACCAATACATATCCGTTTGATGTGGTAACTCCAGATCCTCCAACATAAATGTTGGTAGATCCAGTGTTAGTGAGAGTGATTCCAGTGGAGAGAGAAGTGCTAGAACCTATTGCGGCGGCTGAAGTTGTTACTGAGTATTGCCCATAAACAGGAGAAGATGGAGAAGAAAGGTATCCAATTGCATTGGTTCCAGCAGGAAGAGGATTATCTAGCATCACATTGCTAACTCCGTTAGCTCCAACCGTGGTGATCGTTGTGCTTCCAACAAGGGAAGATGCCGTAAACTTTACATAAGAAAGTCCAACTGTGTTAATCTGTCCAATTGTGGCAGTGGCGGCATTAAAGTTTGCTGAAGTTCCTCCGCTTGTCAAAGCCGTGTAGGAAGTAAGAATATAATTAGTTCCATCAACAGATGCAGAAATTGAAATAATTCCAGAAGTTGCGGCAGTTGTAGAGAATGCAAGCGTGGAAATATCTGTTGTATTAACAACCAATGTTCCAGATCCAGTGGAAATAGAACCAACAACAGGAGGTTGCTCGGCCCCGGAGTTAAGAGCCAAGGTGTCAAGGATTCGGCAAAGCGTTATTAACTCCCCCTGGTTGGGGTTTGCAACTTGAGGAATGTAAGAGTAATTGATTGGCATAACTTAGTGGTGGGAGTTTTTAACAATCGTGATTATAGAAGCGGCGGCAGATAAAACAAGGCAAATCCATTGAGCAATCGGAGGAACTTCTGGAATAAATGAACAAGTTAGGAAGGCGATGCTAGTAACAGCCCCCAGAACCGGAGTTGTTCCTGTGCCGTGCATTACTCTTGCTCCTCCGTGTCTTGCATTTCGGCACTTCCACTCTTGTCTTCTAATGCTGAAAGCTGATCTTTAATCGCTTGTCCAGCTTTGCGAGGCTTTCCCTCTTCATCTCCTTTGCCAGAAAGGGGTATCTTGTCTTGGCCTATTGCAGATATTGTCATTTGCTTCCCATCAAACTTAAAGGTGGCAATTTCAGTGAATTCTTGACCTTCCTTCACTCCATCTGGAGCAGAATAGCCTTTAGGGATTGGGAAAGATACGCTCATCGTTTTGAAGTAATAAGTTGATATTTGATGTGAGTCAATGGGGTTTAAGAATAAAAATACCCAGAAGCTGTTATGGCAATTGTTTCATTTAAGAAATGAGAATAAATTAAAGCAAATCCAGATCCTCCGTCAGCTCCCTGTGGATATGGAAGACCTTGCGCGGCATCTACTGTTCCTCCTCCACCCCCGCCTCCACTGCCGGTGTTTGGTTGACCAGAATAAGCAAATCCTCCATCTCCCCCACTGCCGCCACTTCCACCTCCGCCAGCCCCTCCGGGCTGTCCATTTCCTTCTCCAATTCCCAAAACATCTGCTCCTGCTCCTCCACCAGCAGAAAAGGTGTAGGAAGATCCAGCAAATGTGAGAGTCAGTCCATCTCCACCAATTCCAGCAGTATCTTGATAATCTGAATCTCCATCGTTGCCAGCAGTTCCAGCTCCACCTCCACCCCCTCCCATGGCAATAGTTGCTCCTAAGTCACCAACCCCCTGAGCATAGGAATTAAAATAATTACCAGTTCCATATCCTCCCTTGTTTCCAAAAGAACCCAATCCATAAGAAGAAGTTAAAATGCTATTATCTGTTCCGCATCCACCTCCTCCAGATGCACCAGAGTTTCCACCTTGGTCTGTGCCATACATAAATACTTGTGAACCAGAGGCAATAAAATGAGGGATGCCAGTAATTTGAATAGTATGTGCCCCTGTATTTACAGAGATTATTTCGGCAAAATATGTGGTTGTTCCAGCATACACAGAAACAACGCAACCGGCGGTCAAATTGACAACTGTATTTAAATACATTGTTCCCGAAGCATTGTAATCTTGAGTGAGGAAATAACTGCCAGAAATACCATTAACTTCCTGCCCTCTTGAAGCCCCCCCTCCTCCTCCTATTGCAGTATAAGATCCAAAGATGGTTGATCCTCCATTTCCTCCAGCAGAAATAATTCCATTGGAATCTGGCCCTTGGCTTCCTGTCCCCCCGGTTCCAATCGTGATGGGATAAGTTCCACCATAATTTACAATGATGGATGAAGCTTGTAATATCTGCCCACCTCCGCCTCCTCCTCCATAATAGTAACCACCTCCGCCTCCCCCACCAACTAATAAAATATCAATAAGGTAAGGCTGGGGAGTGTAGGGAGCGCCCTGCACCGATCCTATAGATGGAGTTTGATATGTGGAAACTGCCGTGGAGGGAGTTAAAAATTTAGACGCAGCAGTAGTGGGTTTTTTATACGTTGCAGTTGATTTGTTACTTTGTTGATAAGTAACAGAAGGCGTAGAGCCAAACTGATATATTACGCTCACCGAGTGATAGCCCCCACAACGCTTATTGTTCCTCGAACAAGCATGGTATTAATTGAACCGCTTGTCTGAGTCATCAACACATCATAGAAGAGCGTGGTTGGAGACGTTGTTACCGGCAAAGAAAGAGTTTGAGCAGCAGTGAGAGAAATTGTCACTGGGTAAGGGGAAATATTAGAAGTGCTAATTCCGCTATTAAGTGCAAGCGTGATAAGAGGAGCAGATTGATAATCTGCCCTAATCTTACAAGAAAAAGTAAAGCCAGCACTTACGTTTAAAGGAGTGACTCCATCAGCTAAAACGCAATTAATATTAAAGGAATAAGGAACATTCTGCTCTACGGAAATGTTGTTGGTAGTAGCTGGCATGAGGGTAGTAAATTAGAAGTGAGATGATCGGTCAAGGGCAAAGAAAAAGCCCCCCCATTTCTGGGAGGGCTTCTCTTGAACTATCTAACTCTGATTAGGAGCTGTAAGCGGAGCAACCAATCTGAGCGTAGTCAGAAGCGCAACGTTTGTGGATGATAACTGCACCAAGGTAAGGAGCAATTGGACGAGTTCCGTTGTTGAAAACGGCAAGCCAACGACCGATTTTACCCAGTGGGTTATTCACCGCATCCCTAATGTTCAGCCAGAAAAACTGACCGCTGTAGTAGTACGGATAATCATCAAACGCCGCACCGGGGATGTTTGGCCCAACTTGCTGAACTGCCTCTTCATACACATCTGGGTGGAAGATGAAAGCAGCCTCGTAAGGAGCCGTGTTATATGCGGAGTTAGGAGTCCACTGATAACCATTCGTCGTGCTGGACTGAACGAAGGGATACTGCTGGACATACGCACCACCAGTGTAGGTGTAGCGAGGAACCTCAAGGTCAATCATGTGATAGTAACCTTGGAAGGAACGCTCAACACCAAGAGGAGCGATAAGCTCGCTAGGAGTTGCGTAACGAATATCCTGACGGAGATCAGGGTTGTTACGAAGCAACTGGCGGCTCGTCTCAGGGCTGGTGATAAGACCAAGAACAGGGGTTCCGTTCTCCTTACCAAGAGCATTGTGACCAGCACCATCACGGATGAGTTGAACACGAAGTTCATCAAGCTGATCTTGCGAAAGCTGATAAGCAGGCTGAGGAATAACTCCACCAGAGTTGGCGTAGTTAAGGTTCGTGTCTCCAGCCGTGGCGCTAGGGGCGGTCGTGCCGGTGTATTGCGTGTTGGAACCTGAGACATACTTGGTAACCTGACGAAGGTACTCAGAACGGCGGCGGTTGTCCAATACGGTCTTGGTGAGTTGAGTGAGCTGTTGGACAGTCTTGGCGATCTGGCTCTCGATTTGGAACGCAGTCTTGAGATCGTCCAAGCAGATGCAAGGGGTCTCATAACTCGTGGTCTGGAGCTGCCATGTGCGCTGAGTCTGACCGAAGTTAAGGGCAGTAGGAGCAGGAACACAACCAACACCCTGGGTTCCCGAAGCGGGAAGGGCGGCGTTTGTTCCAACGTTTGTCCAACTGTTTTCAAAGCTTCCAGAAAGCACACGCTCAATGGTAACTTCAGTGAGGGTCGTGCCCATTCCTTGAGGGAATTTGCCAACACGGACAAGGCGACCCCAAGGGCCGTCCACGGAATAGCGTTCATGAACGTCCACCGAGAAACGATTGGTTTCCCTCTGGAACAGATCATTAACTGTTGCGCAAGCGATTGTTGCCATAAAATTAAATAATAAGTGAGTTGAGTTTAGTTGCGGATCAACTAGCGTTAATCCTATTTTTCGGAAGCAGCGACCCCTCCATACGCCTTATTTGTGGAAACGACCCCACTTACGTTATCCAACCAACTACTACAATCAATATCAACTAATCAACGAGATTCTATCAATTCTTTAATCCACTCGCAATTTTCTATCGTAATTAACGGAGATGTGAGGCGAATGACTAGATAACCAAGCTTTGCGGCTTCTAGGTATTTCTCTGCATCTTTAAGGAATCCGCCGCCCCGGCTATGCCTTCCTCCCCAAGCTCCTCCCTCAATCTCTATAAGGGTGAGGGAATTGTGATGAACGTAATCAGCTCTCCACTTCCTGGTTGGATGGAACTTGAATTCCACTTCCAACCTTTGTCCGTTTATGCTTGCCCAGATTAGATCGAACTTTCTTTCGAGGCTTGACGGCACTCTTGGCTTTGGAACTGAAGCCCCTTTCGCAGAGCCATTCCTTGATTTTCTTTTTGTTTTTGGGGCTGATGGAGGCATGGAAAGATAGTATGTTTAGGGCTTTTAAAATGGCTTGCTCTTCTGCTTCTGGTGTGCCGGCGGGAATTTCCTTGCTGCTAATTAAGACTTCCTTTGTTTCATGAGGCTTGTGAGCAACCAAGTCACCACCCGCCGCAGGATCTCCCTGCGTACCATTCGGAGAATCTTCCATTAAAACGCCCTTCTTATCGGGATGATAGATAACGGCATCACTTCTAACAAGGTCTTTAGTCACATTGTCCCTGCGCCAAGTATTGTTTTTAGTATCAAAGTCGTGCTGGATAAGATGAGTGCGATGCATCCGGGGAACAACGTCTCTTGCAGAAGCTATGTCCCAAGCCAAACGCTCATTGCGATAGATGGAAGGGGCGTGAACAGAAAGATCATTAGTATAAACGGCAATTCCGCTCATGTGATTTGGTACATTCTTGTAAGCCTCATAGCTCTGACAATCCACATAATCGCCCATGAATGGTTTTCCGCAAGCCTTGTATTCAGCTTCAATGGCATCAATCCATCCCTTTTTAAGGGGGATGGCATCTGGCTCCATAAAGAGAAAAGGAGCTTTCCAAGTGAGTTCCATTGCCCAGGCAATAGTCTCAAATGCCATGTTGCAAGAAAGAGGCCAACCAGATTCCATGTGCGTACACCACTCCACTCTCACTCCTCCAAAACAGCGCTCTAAAGGTTCTATAATGCCTTCAGTGGAGCTTCTCCTAACCGGAGCAACAATTATCTTGTGGTTTGGATAAGGGCCAAGTTTCTCAACGTGGTTAGCCCAACGCTTCATTAGCTCCCTATCCCCATCGTGGTATGAGATCGCAACAATCATTTCAATGAAGGTTGCTTACGATGTATCAATTATTGAGTCAAGGATTATGTGTGCGCCCAAACATATAAAGGAGTTCCGCCCTCGGTGGTTAATGGCAAATATGTGACTCCTGCATCTATAGAAATATAAGCTTGTTGAAAAGAAGCACTCCCAGCGTCTGATATTGTAGAAACTTCAGTATTAAGTGTTGCTACTTCCGTGTTGAGAGTTGCGATTGCCGCAGTGTTAGCCGCAACTTGTGCCGCAAGACCACCACTAGGAGTGATTGCATTAATCTGACTCTGAATATCAACTAAAGGATCAAATGACTCTGCGTTGGAAATCCTATCTCCCACATAAGAAGTACCAGACGTTTGAGAAAATGGCTCTTCTTCAAATCTATGTCTAGGTTGCATTAGATGGACAATGATACTTGTTTAGTATAGGTAAGGTTATTTACGTTGTCGTATCCCACAAAAAATACCGATACCGGATGTGTTGTTGTAGTAGATGCCTTAACAAAAGTCAAAGTCCAAAGTCCATTAGGCTTCAATACAAAATTATAAATATCGTTATTTGTAGTATTGGTTGGATATTGATTAATATAAATTTCACTAGGAACAGATGGAGCAACTCCGTTAGCATATCCAACTGTGGATGTGGTTTGTTCCCATGTAATAAACCAAGAAGAGGGGCTTAGAACACCGCCGGTTCCTGTGGTGGTATATCCTGTAAGGGTAACATAATACAATTGATCTGCGGCAACTGTGCCTCCCCCGGCTTGAACTGTTAATGTTCCAGCTCCAGCAGACTCTGAATATTTAGCCGTTACTGTAGAAAATGCCATAATATTAACTTAAAGGTTCTTGAGTGTAGATGAGGCGCTGAACATAAATTCCACCTTGCCATAGCTGAACATCAGCTCCAATGAGAATCTGTTGACCTATCTTATAAGTGGACGGCGTGGATGCTTGTCCTCCAAAAATTCCATAAGTCACCCCATTGTCTGTTGATGAATCATTTTTAAATGAAACAGGAGCCGCAGGATGAATTGTATTTTTAGGAATACCAAAGAACTTAATTGCCCAAGGCTGTGCAACAACCTTAAAGAATTTCAATGACGAAACATTTGGCTGATAATCATAATATGTATAAACGTGCTTTTGAGTGCAAGTTATATCAAGAGGCAATCTGTTTTGAGGGTATGTGAAAGTTGCTGTAGTGCCGCTAGAAGTGTCACCCCAAGTGTATATTAGTCCCGGAAAACTGAATTGAGCTGTTTTGTATTCAGTTCGAGGTGGTGGCAATTGCACATAGCCATTTACAGAAGTGTAGGCCGTTGGAAGATACTTGCTAATTCTCCTAACCCAAGGAAACCCAATATCAGAATCAGATGTTTGAAGCAATCTGCTATTGTTTTGAGTGATTGTATAATTACCAGTTCCGCCGTTAGTTGAATCATTTACCACAGGCAAGCTTAACGTAATAATGAAATTCGTAGTGTCAACTGCCGTGACTGCATACTTAGTGGTAGTGTTTTGTGCGTATCCTGTTGGGCCGGATGCTCCAGTTACTGGCAAGCTCAACACAACAACTTTAGTGGAAAGATACACTGCGGTTGCGGTGTAGGTTCCAACCGCCCATCCATTATTAGATTGACCACTAATCCTAATTTGATCTCCCACTACTACGTCTGTAGATGCTAAAGACGCAAAAGTTAAGGTGGCGTATCCATTTAAAACTCCAGTTGCCGTGACGTTGGGAAGCCCCCATCCGCTTGCAAACACTCCAGACATGGACACCAAGTCACCCACTGCGATATTTGGAAGAGCAGAAAACGTGAGGGTGGCGTATCCAGATGCACCAGCGTTGCTTGATGTGGCGGCAGTTGGATAATAAACAACTTGTGAAGCTGGAGTGATTGGCTGGGTGAAAGCTCCCACTCCGCTAGATATGTTGCGACTCAGATGACTAGTCACATTCTGAACAATCGCATTGTCTGCCGTGGATTCGTAAGTAACAAGAGCAGGGGGAACGCTGTCCATCACCACTTGCTTCCTCTGGGACTTTGTTGAATCAATAGGACTGATCTCATCACTTACAAGCAATGACCCGCTAGTTGTGGCTGCAGTTCCTGCGGCAACGATTGATTCCGTTATGGTCTCCGTAGTGCCATATTTGTTTAAAGAGTCCCCAGAGAGGCTATAGGGGCCGGTAGTGATGACTGTGGTAAGATTTGACTTGTTGGCACTGATATGCTCAACAGTTGAAGCCAAAACACTTTGATTTCCATTGGTGATGGGATTCGCAACACTTAATGGATTGGGATTGGTTGTGGCATTAACAAGCTGATCATTCTTAGCTGTAATCCCCATTAACCCCGGCTTAAATTCATTAGTTACCAATACTGTGCTAGGAATGGGTTCATACACCCTTTTCACCTTTACATATCGAGAACGAAGCGGATTGTCTTCCCCAAGGGGTTCCATCTGTTGTTCCGAAATAACAGTGGGGTTAATGAAAACAGGGATGCTTGGATTGGTAGCTCCAGACTGAACTGCGTAAGTGAGAGTAGTGGCAGAAGCAGTGAGCAGAGGGAAAGAACCTAACGCATATTTCTGTTGAGTGGTCTGCGTAGTCGTGCTTTGGGTATAAACGTAAATCGTCGCCCCCACTGCATAACTAAAATTGGTTCCAGTGATGGTGGCAGTTGTTCCACTAATATTTAACGTTACTCCCTGACCAGCTCCAAACACAGGATCTTGTCCTCCCACTGCAACGGATGCGTATTGACTTCTGGGGACAATATACTCTCTCGTATAAGTTGGATACATCGGATCACCACCAGAATAAGCAATTCCGTAGTTCCACGGATCTTGAGAAGCCAACGTGCGATCATTAGCCCAGTAGCGATAGACAAACTCTCCAGTTTCATCTGGCCTTATGTGAACCAAATAAAGAGTGGAAGGCCATTTATTTGCATCCCTTCCTGTGTAGATTACAGGGTTGGTATCGCTAACGGCAGGAGATTGAGGATTGTAATTGCCCTTCTCTGCACTAACCTTCTCCACCAAGATGATATGCCCAGACTGAGTAATGAAATCTGGGATAACCGGCGTAGGATACTGCGCCACTCCCTGCTCTAAGGGAGGATGGGGGAATCGAGGTTGTTTGGAAGTTGGCATTATTTCTCTTCTAATTGATTGCGGAAAACAGGCAGACCAGACTCAATCTGGCTTGTAAAGTCATCAGCGACCCTCTTTGTAACCTTCCCCTTATAGCCTAGCAACGATATTAAGCCGTCCATCCAGCTTCCCTCTGGAATGTCACCAGCTTGAGCAAATTCTTGAACAAACCCAGGGATGTTGGACTTAACGAATCCTCCAAGATTTGCACCCATCTTATTAGGATCAATATACTGACCCACGTTCCTAGAGAAGCTAACGAATGGCAATTCTTCAAGGAGTCCAAGCTGGGCATTAGCTGCCGCAAAAGCCGCAGTAGTTGTCATTTCACCAAGTCCAGAAGTTTCATCAATTGAATCTTCCCAAATTTTCCTAATGGTGGCTCCAATCTGAAATGCGACAAAAGCAGGATTGTGCAGGAAGTTCTTACCAATCTTCACTCCTCCCACGCTAATGCCTCCGTAATCCGGTGATTCCTCATCCTTATCAACTCCTTTTCTATAGAATCCACCAAATAAATCTGGAAGAGCCGCTCCAATTGCCATAGCCGCCAATCCCACACTTCCCTTCTTGAGTTGCCTCATGATCACATCAGCTTCTTCCGGGGAGAGTTTATCCAAACCATTCTGGATAGCCTTTATCAATTTAGCTCCTCCTGTAAGAGATCCAAACTGATACTCAAACACTTCAGAAACAATGTTGGATGGGATCTTAACGATGGGCAAGAACTCTTGAAGGGCAGCACCAGTGATGCGAGTTCCAAGGTTTTCGCTATTTCTCAAGTTGCTAACCAGCAAGTTGAATTGATTAACCAGCTTGTTATCCTGCATGAAGATGGAACGATTAGCGGCCTTGTAGCCTTCAATTCCCGCCTGTTGCTTCACTACCGGGTCTTCAATATCAAACCCATTACGAGCCGCCCAATCCAAATATCGAGACACTCCAAGTTTGTAATTCGCCAGTTTGGTTGGGTTCTTTAAGGCTTCGTGGATTTTCCCCGGCACATCCAAAGCACCAAGAGGAATTTTACTTCCATCTCCATATTCCAGATCAAGTTGAGAACGACCCAAATCAATTGCAATTTTTTTGGCTTCCTTTACCCCCTCCCATAGTCCCTGAGAGTACAGCTTCACATCATTGCTAATTTTGCCTCCATATTCCTGTCTGGATCTCAACGCCACATCACGAATGATTGGAATTCTCTTCAAGACAGCGCCGGCGGCTTCAGATGGAACCCTTACAAGAGGAATGGCAAAAGATGAGGCGGTGAGCTTTGTGAGAGTTCCCAGATAACCAAGAACCGCAAATCTCTTCCACTTGACCACTGCATCCAAGGCTTTTTCTAGTTTGGTTCGATTCTCCCATTCTCTCAATGTGTGAGATTGGCGAATCTCGTCTTTAAGTTCCTCAAGCTTGAGTCTCTGCGCTCTGGCTTCATCATCCAAGGGCGTTGGCTTGCGTTCCTTTTTAGTGAAATCCTGCTCGTCAAGAATTCTCTGGTATTCGGCAATGCGTTTGAGTTGTCTGGATTTGTAAGATTGCAATGCCGCTTGTTCCTTTGCCGCTTGATACCAAACCTCGTCTTTCCGTTGGGCAATAAGGTCATCAAGTTGTTTTTGCAATCCAGCAACCTCCTTTGTGGGAGGTTCCACCCTAACTCCCTTTTTAGGAGGTAGTGTTTTTTCTTTTAATTGCTTGGTGACAGCATCAATCTTTTTCTGGATATTTATCTGCTTTGTGTATTCCTTCCTAACGGAATCAGCGTCCTGCATTGCTTTCCGTTCAGCCCGGAGGCTTTCAAGTTGTGCTTTTTGAGCTTCAATCTTGGCGCTGGTAATCTTTTCACCCTCTCTGGCGACTTGATACACCTCTCCACGATTAATCTGACTCTGTAAATCTTGAATTTGCCGGTCATACATCTTCTCCGCACTGGCAATCTTTTGCTCCATGCTGGCCTCTCTCTTGCCGTGAATGCCATCAAATTCCTTTTGCAATGCATCACGTTGGGCTTTTAGCTCAATAATGTCAGGCGGGTATGGAATGTTTTCCCTGGCTGCCTTACGCTCCCCTGTTTTGATCCTTACATTCAGCTCTGCAATCTCGTTCTTAAATCGAGTGCGGATAGAATCTAATGCCCCCTTGAGTTGAGTCTCTGGATCTTTTACCACAATGCCAAGCTTCTTCACTAACGCATTAACCTTTTTGGCTAATAGTCGTTCATCTGCTTGTTGCGTCCTGCGTTCTGCTCCGGTCTTTTTAGGAGGTTCACCCTTTAGCAAATCACCAATCTTGCCAAGTTGTTGAAGAACTCCACTTATCTCATTAAATCTTTGATTAACTTCAGTCTTGGAAAGTTGCTTATACACACCATATCCAGATATGGCATCCATTGTGTTCTTTAGTTCCCACCCTTCTCCTAGTTCTTTGGAAACAATATCGTGAACCTTGGTGACTAACTCACTTCGATTGGTCTTAACCCCAGCATCAACATCCTTCTTGATGAGCGCCTTTGCAATTTTTCTAATTGAGTTGCCAAGTACCAAGGGGTCTTCTTTGCTTTCAGCAAGCTGTGATGAGTAACGATCAACAAGCTCATCCCCGGTCATTTCACCAACCTTCTTGCGAGGTTCTGCCTTGGGCTTTGCTTCTGACTTTTTTCTTGCTTCCTTGACTTTAGGGGCTTGTCCTTTCGCTACTTGATTGGTTGTTTTATCAAGATACTTTTCAGATGCCGTGCGAATCTCATCTAGGTGAGGCTTTACATAATCTCCCAAGTCCTCAATCATTTTTGCTCCCCATGAAGCAATCTCACTGAACCCCTTGATGATGTAATCTGCACCAATGATTGCGTGATCTGCCAAATCTGTAGGATCAAGTCCCGTCATCAAGCGTCCTTCCCTTCGACGCTGTCTAATTCGCTCTCTTGCAGAATTCGCCTGATCGTTAAGGATTGTTTTAATTTTCTCAACAATCTTGGCTATTGCCGGTTCCATTGGAACTGCCGGTGCTTCTTCTGGAGCAATGTTAATCTTTACAGGCTCAAATGGCTTTTTTTCTGGAGTGATTTTTGCCTTTGCCTTTTCAGTTTTGGCCTCTGATGTGGCTTGATCAATAAATGAATCAATATCCCCATTCTGATTTGCTTCTTTAGCCTTGATAGCAGCCTCATCAACCTTTCTTTGTTGATCTTTATATTTCTCTGCCTTGTCAGCTTCTTCCCGGCGCTCTCTGTCAGTAAGCTCTCGTCCCTCTGCCTTTTGCCTTCTGGCAAGCAATCGAGGAAGGGAAAAATCAGCAGCCGCCAAGATACGCCTCACTCTCAAGGCTCCACTGGCTTCCGTTCCAACGTGCCTATACACCTGACTAGCATCATCAATCTTCTTTAAATTATCATCAAGCTGATCTCTCAAGTTCCGTTTAAGATCAGGATCAGTTTCCTTGTTATGACGCTCAAGGAGTTGATCTTGTTCGTGCTGAAGCTCTCCAAGGTGCTGGGCTACTACAAGCTCATCCTCCGCACTCACTGCGGAAGGCTTCTCTTTTAATTTGGTAACAAGTGATGAAGCATATTGAGGGTCTTCTTGCATCCTCCTAGCCGCTTCATTCCATGATGCTTGATTGGTAATCTCTCGCCCAGGCAACACAGGAGGGAGTCCATTCTTTGCTCTTTGCTCATTGATCTGAGCGTTTTTAGTGGCAATAACGCCGGCTGGCTTCTCCTGCACTCCCACTTGATCCACTGCCTTCTCAATGGGAATAGTTCCCTTGGACTTATCATGGATCTCAAAGGCATCGTGAGCCTTGTCGTAAATCTGTTTTAATGTGGCTTCTCCCTGCTCTCCTTCAAATGTGCCTTCATCAAAGTTAGCAGTGTATTCCTTCTTAAATTTTTCAAAGTCTGCCGGGTTGTTCCGGTCAAAGGAAGTGGGCGAATCTCTTAACAGCCTTGTGGCTTCCACCACATTGTTCTTTTCAAACTCTCCTACTGCCGCAGCTCCTCCCAACTGACGAGGTTTAGGGGCTTCTTCTTCTGCTGGTGCTGGTTCTGCCGCTTTCTCTTTCTCAATGTCAAGGGCAGTATCTGTACTGTGCATGACAGGCTGACCAGAAATATTTCCTTTGTATTGGTCGTTTGCCCTAGCAATTCTTTCGGCATCTTCCCTAGAAATAAACTCTCCCAGTTCAGTAACGAACCCATGATTGGGAGTGTTGCGTTTGCTGGGATCTGTTTCTGGCTCTTTGCCAGCTTTCGTTTCGGCTGTCTCGTGATCTTCACCTATGTGAACAATGCCAGTTTCGGGATCACGATAAGCCGCCGCATAAATGCGATTTCCTTTTACTTCTTCTTGGCCTTCCTCGCTTGGCTCAAGGCTATGGCTATAGCCTGTTTCTGTGGCTTTCCATGCTTCATTTCCGTACGGATATTCGCTGACACCGCCTTTTTGCTCTTCCCCTGTTTTAGTGGCATACTCTGTTCCTTTGGTTAGTTCCGCTACACTGGATTCAATTTCGGCTTGTCTTGCCTTTTGCTTCTCCTCAATAGCTGGATTGGTTTCTGTTTCTACTGCCGCCCTAGCTGTTGCAGGGCCAATTGTTTTCTCTATCTCCCTAGCTCCATGTGCTGACAACACTGCACCAAATAAAGCTGATTCCGCTTCACTTCCCAACGTGATGGGACTCACATCTTGATCAGATCCGGTGACTGCCTTTAATGCAGACTCCACTCCATACCTCACTGGCTCAAATGCCGCCCCGCCAATAGCTCCTCCAATAATCTGCTTGCCGGCTTCTTTTGCTCCCATCTTGGCAAGGTTGGTAAGTGAACCAACTGCCATTGGAGCCATTGTTGCAAGTGATGCAACTTGTGCAAGTTCTGGATTGTCTTCCTTGGCTTGTTCAATGGCCTTGTCAGCGCCAATCATTTTCTCAATAAGCTGAGTGGCCTTATCACCAAGATAAGACCCTGCGGCAAATGCCCCCATCTCAATAGCTGGCACTGCCAACGCTCCTAAACCTCCTGTGGCTGCGGTTTCTCCTACTACCAATGGAACTGCCGCCGCCGCCGCAACGCTTCCTAACAACCTTCCAGCAAGTGATCCTGCTGCTTTTCCTGCAACTGATCCCACTCCCAGGGCAACCCCGGATTCTGCGGCACTGGCTCCTGCCGCCGTTAGAGCTTCAGAAGGATTCTCTTTTGCAGATGAAACCAATCTCTGAAGATAGTTTTGAGTGGGGGATTGAACCCCACCCTTCTCATCAGTTATTTCCGCTTCGTTCCCCGCATTGCTTTGGAGTCGTAGCCCTTGCCCATCTTTTTGCCCTTTGCCTCCATCTTTGGCTTGGACATTGATTTGCTTGCCTTTTTCAATCTTTCCACCTCCTTTTGATGCCAGTTGATCAAATATGTCGCCCTTACTTAGCAGAGCTTCATTTTGTTGGCTTGCATTGCCACTGGAACCGTTCTGCCGCATACGCTGTTGGGCGTATGTTTGAATGCGTTGTTCGCTGGCTTGTACCCCTCCTTCATCGGAAGATTGGACTTGTTCGTTGCCTTTTCGTCCCTCATTGCGATTCGAGTTGGCTTCTGACTGATTGATGTCTTTTTCACTGTTGTTGTCACCTCCTTGTTTGTTAGCTAAAATAGAATCAAAAATGTCTCTTTGCGGAGCATCTTGTTTTTGTGTGGTAAGCTTGTCAAAGATGTCAGCCATAACAGGCTAGAAGGTATAGCCTCTCTGTCTTGCAAGGTCACGAGCTTTCTGGGAATCTCCGCCAGCTTCCTCAAAAATTGAAGCTGCTGTGTCTTCATCTAAAATCTTACCTTGTTGTGATGATCCCGTGTCTTCAGAAATAGCAGAAAGGTTTTCGTTAATATTTTGAAGGCGCTCACGAGCATTTTGATAGTCCTCAATCGACTTAATAATCACTGGATTCTTTTTATCTTTTGTCTTCCAGACAACGTGAGTTGCTTTATTTGGTTCAACCTTATTTCCGGTTGCATCTGCCATAAAGGAAGGCCTATCAAAGATCCCTCCTCCGAATTCATTTAATATGTCTTTTTTAGCCGCAAGTAATCCAGCTTGAGCTTTTAAATTTGCCATTTTAGTTGCGCGGATCTCTGCCGGGCTTTCGGCTTTAATCCTAGCGGCGGCTTCCATCTTTTTAGTTGCTGACTCCACTCCCATTTCAGCTTTCTGTCCAGCTAATGCAATTTCACGTTGTTCGTAATCAGACCTAGCAGAATCAATTACTTGCTTTGCTCGATCATAATCAAATCTGCCAGTGGCAGGATCAATCATATCGGCAGTGTAATGAGTAATTCCATATTTCTTTCCTCCCATGGCGGCAAGAGAAGAATTAATGGATTGCTCAACGTCTTTGTGGCGCTTGCTGACAGATTCAAGCCAGGGAGAAAGCTCTTTCTTTACTGCTTCATTTCCAAGTGCATGAGCATTTCTAGCCGTGAATTCCGTAATGTTATTTCCAAAGGTTAGCATATTCTCAGGATCAAGCATCTGAGAGCCGGCTTCTCTTAATTGAGATGCCGTGTTAGCGGCGGCAAGGGTTTCCTTTTGTTGAGTAAGGTTATGTTTAACTTGATCAACTTTTTGACGAGCTGACAACTGAAAATTGTCATACTCATCAAGAGCCATTTGTTTAGCATCAGCAGAAGAAAGATTATATTTTTTTGCCAAATATTGAGACGCTTGATAAACGTCTTGGTCTCTGCGTTGTTTAGCTAAAGTGTCTGGGCTGATTCCAGATAGTTCCTTTCCGGGTGAACCAGTGGGAGTTCTTCCATAGGCACTGGCAGTTGTTTGCATCCCGCTAGATGCTGGTAAATCCTTGGTAACAAAATCCAGTTCTTTTGAGCTAGGGATTTTATTGGAGTCTGGATTGGAAGCATCCTTGTAATCGTCCATTAGCCCATCAGCAATATTCTTACCTCTTTGTGCCGTGTTCTGTGCGTCTGGATTGCCCAAAACTTGAGTGGCATCCATAGGTTGAGAGTAAGTTTCTTGAATGGTAGCCATATTATTGCCCTCCCCCTATTGGTTGTTGTTCTGGCGGGTGATTCTGCATAAGGCTCTGCATGAATGGACTCATCGTATTTAATTGAGGGGATGGAGCTTGAGTGGCTTCTGGTTTTTGTTGTCCTGCAAAGGCTCCAGCAAAGGGAGATTCATTTGGTTGAACAGTAGTGTGGCGTTGTCTACTTATTGTTCCTCCTGAGTATCCACCACCAAAAGAAGATTGTTCTCCTGCTTCAACTCTGGCTTTTTCCTCAAACAATGGTTGAAGTGCAGATTTTTCTCCAATAGTAAGAGTGGACATTGGCTTTACTGCTGGCTGAATTTTGCCGCGACCGCCTAGCGTTGGCTCAATAATAAGTTTAGCCAACGCCTTTCTTCTGTCTTCTTCTTCAGCCTCTGTAATTTTCTTTGCTTTTTCTTCAAGTGAAAAAGTTTCAGCAGAAACGCCGCCACGTTGGGCTAACCAATAACCTTCCATGTTGTTGAATCCTGTGTCTGTATTACTTCCCATATAATTTAGGGATTATTGAATTTGTATTGAGATGTGGCATAGGGATTAGTCACCCTAACTGGCTTTGCCATGTCTCCTTCTTCCACATCAGACTCGCTTCCTAACCCTTTTTTAGCAATATCAGCTTTAATCTTTCTGGTGTTTTCAGCGACTTCCTCTCCAACTGAAAGAGGAATGGCCTTTGGAACATAACCCATCCCTTCCACTTTACTCACTTCCTTTGCATAAGGAGCCGCTTTAAATGCCTCTTGAGCAGAACTAAATTGCTTTACAGGCTTGCTATAAGCTTGCTGAATTGGTTTTGCCACTGCCGCTTGAGGGGCTGGAGATTTATTAACACCTTCTAACCAAGGATGAGTGCTTTCTTTTGCTGGCTCCGCAGGAGCTGTTGCCATATAAGCAGGGGCGTAAGCAGAAGGAGCTGGCGTTGATTTAGGGGGCGGAGCTATGATTGGCTCTGGTTTTGTGGTAGCCGGAGCTTGAGATGGCGTGGAAACAGGAATCTTATTAAGATTAGCAAACGCAAAAGGATCTGGCATTACTTCCTCTGGACTCACTCCACTCATTCCAGGGGATGGTTCTATCACTGGCTCACTTGCAGGAGCTTCCACTTCAGTAACTTCTTTCATTTCTGGTGCGGACGGCCTGTAATCTTCTGGGCCTTTAGCCCCCACTATAGCAACCCACTCTGGAAGTTTGGAGAAATCAACTCCTCGAAATTCTTTATCTCCTTTAAAATTTCCCTCTAAATACTTGGCAATAAATGCTTTTCTTTTTTCTGGATCGTCTGGAAATTTAGATTCAGCTTCTTTTTTGGCTTCTAGTAATGCCTTTCTGTGATAGGCATCAATATCTTTATTTCCAGTTTGACTTAAAATAGGTGCTTCTTGAGGAGCAAAAAATTGTGAAAACATTCCACCTATTGCTTTTCCTGTAAGTCCTGCTATTCCAAAAGCCGGCCCGAAAACATTAATACTTCTTTCTTCTTTAAGGGCCATATTAAATCAAGTTTTGAACCAAGCTAGGACGGAATGCATTCCATTGAATCTCCACACTATCCTGCACTCCCTGCTCATAAGCTTCAAGAGCATCATTAAGACACTTATAGGCAAGCTCCCAATAAACTTGCGCCCTCTCTAGCTCGTTAATATTCTCGTAGTTGTAAGCCTGGACTCCATATCGATACGCATTGATGTTGGAGGGGATTAGCAAGTCCGTAGGATTCACTAGCGGAACATAAGCCCTCTTCACCAAACAATACATGGTGCGGATCTCAGGATATGCTCCAATAAGCCTATATCTCTGACTATCGCTAGTCGTTCCTGACGGCAAAGCAGAAGCAGGAGATGGCCCCTGCCGCACAAGCTGGAAGTCTCCAGAATACTGCTGCTGAAGATAACCAAGCCCAGCCTCTTCAAAAGTGAACCAATCATTCATGATTGTTCCAATCTCTCCAGACTGATAAGTGTCTACAGCGATAATACGAAGTATAGCGTCAACGCCAACAGGAGTGTCAATATAAGTTCCATTGGAGTCAGAAGTGAAGGCACTGGCAACAACCGTGGCAGTTGCGTTTGCAGTTGGGGTGTAGATGGAAGTGAAAGTGAAAGTGTTAGTGGTAACTGCCGTGAGCTGGAAAGTTCCAGTATAGGCCGTTTGAGACGATGGAGTCACTGAATTGATCGTAATCAGAGTCCCCACTGACAATCCATGATTGGCATAAGTTCCGATAATGGTTGTTCCAGAATGAGTGAGAGCAACGCTATTGAGCGTGATTTGCCCATTGAAGGTGTAGATGAATCGATTTCCTCTCCACTGCCCCCCGGTGATGAACCTCTCATTAACAAAGTTAATTGCACTCCCAACAGCAGGATCGCTACTTCCTTGGCTCGTAATAAACGGAGCTAAAAGCGATTGAGCCTGGGCATAGGTGAGGGAAGCCATAAACTTTACTTGTTACTTACCTGAGTAAATAAAGTCAATGGATTTAATAAGCATCCTCTTCGTCCTGCTCTTCGTGCCTCTCTAAAAATGTTTCCACCATTCCCTTGATCGTGAATTTGTTCCCCATCTCAAAAGTGTGGAAGGAAGTGCCAAGGTCAATTTCCCTGCTGCACATAAACACAAAGGCTTCAAAATGCTCTCCTAGAAGCGCCCTCACTTTATTTAAAGCCTCATCTATCTCCTGATACTCAGGCGAGTCTTTGGGAATGGGCTTGCTCCTCATGCCCTCTTGTATCCCATCTAATAAACGCCAAGCAACGCCTTTTAGAAATAAACCAATCCCTCAAAGTTGTTAGTTAGACTCGTTAGCTTGGAATGATGATCATCCCTCATGTATAATAATATTCCATACACATTAGTTGATGAGTCAGCAACGCATTCATCTGCGTTAGCCAAAGAATACAGCTCCCGGCAAAACTTCAAGCAATACGCATTAATCTCCGCATCACTCCAATTAAACGAATCAGCAAGGAAGAATCCCTTGTCATCCGGCCTAGCATCAAAGCTAATCTCCCAATCCGGTTCCAACTCT